TGCTAGCTGGGCAATTAAAGAATACAGTTCAACATTATCTAGCTGGGAATCATTGGCAGCTCCATTGTATTCTAGCGATACAACTGCTATCCAAGGTTTAGATTACAGTGGTGGTGGTGCAGGTTTACCAGCAGGTACGCTATATGTTAAGTATGACACAGCAGGTACTAACACTGGTTCATATAAACCTTATATTAAAAACGTAAGTGGTTTATTAAAAATTACAGGTAACGTAGCAGGTGGTTCAGCAACTTATAGTATCGGCAATAGCTTTACACTAGAAGTTTCAGTACCGGCTTCAGCAGTTACACAATCAGCAACAATTACCTTAACAGGTACAACAGCACAACAACTAGTAGCTGATATTTTATCAGCAGGTTTATCAAATCTAAGCGCAGCTATTGAAACTACAGGTGCTATCAGTATCAGTCATCAAGCAGGCGGCACTATTAAGATTACATTAGGTACAGGTAATCCATTGAGTATGGCAGGTTTACTAGCTGATAGTAAAGTACAGACAATCACAGGAGGCAGTGTGTATTTGGCCAGCCCATTTACAGCACTAACTTACAGCCCAAGTACCTCAGCACCTTACAGTAATCCAAACGACACTACATTGTGGTATTACAATGATCCACTAAGCGTTGATATTATGATTAATAATGGTAGTGGTTGGAAAGGCTATCAAAATATAACTAACGATGCTCGCGGCTATAATCTAGCTAATACCGATGACAATGGAGTTATCTTAAGTGCTACACAACCAACACTACAAAGTGACGGTACTAGCCAACTAGTAAGTGGTGATTTATGGATTGATACAGGTGATTTAGAAAACTATCCGATGCTATATCGTTATAATTCTACTACAGCAGTTTGGTCATTGATTGATTTAACAGATCAAGTTAGTTCAGATGGTATCGTATTTGCAGATGCACGATGGGCAACTAACGGCAACGTAAATCCAATCACAGCAGATATTCCAACAATCACTAGTTTGTTAACCAGCGATTATTTAGACTATGATGCTCCAGACTATCGTCTATATGCTCGTGGTACACTATTGTTTAATACACGTCGTAGCGGTTACAATGTTAAATCATTTAACAGCACAGCATTAGCAAGTGATCCAACTCCAGCTAGCGTAGTTGCGGCTTGGGTAACACACAGCGGTGCAGATCCTACAACAGGTATCCCATATTTTGGTCACAAAGCACAACGTAGTGTAGTTGTTCGTGCTATGAAAGAAGCTATTACAGCAAGCACAGCATTACGTGAGGAACAAACACAGTTTAACTTACTTTGTGCTCCTGGATATCCAGAATTAATTGGTGACATGATTACACTGAACAATGACCGCAAACAAACTGCGTTTATCATTGGTGACAGCCCACTTGATTTAAGTTCAGATGCTACTTCAGTCGAAGCTTGGAGTAAAAACTCAGCAGTGGCTGCAGACAACGGCCAAGATGGTTTGGTCAGCAACAGTGAATATCTAGGTGTTTATTATCCAAGTGGCCTGGCTACTAATCTAGATGGTAACAGTGTAGTTGTTCCACCAAGCCACATGATGTTGCGTACATTCATCCGTAGTGACAATTTAAGCTATCCATGGTTTGCACCAGCTGGTGTACGTCGTGGTTTAATCGACAATGTTAGTTCTATTGGTTATATTGACATCAACGACGGTAACGTATTCCGTAGCATTGGTGTAACAGTTGGTTTACGTGATGTTTTATACGCAAACAAAGTTAACCCATTAACAGTACTTCCAGGTGTTGGTTTAGTAGCATACGGTCAAAAAACACGTGCTGCACAAACTTCAGCAATGGATCGCGTAAATGTAGCACGTTTAGTTTGCTACTTACGTCTAGTATTAGATCAAGTTGCTCGTCCGTTCATTTTTGAACCAAACGACACAATCACACGTAACCAAGTTAAATCAGGCTTCGAAGCTGTATTAAATGACCTAGTCGCTAAACGTGGTATCTATGACTACTTGGTAGTTTGTGATACAACTAACAATACTCCAGATCGAATCGATCGTAATGAACTATATGTAGATATTGCTATTAAACCAGTTAAAGCAATTGAGTTTATCTACATTCCAGTACGCTTACTCAACACAGGAGCACCGTTAGCAATCGTTTAATATACGCAGATAATGGGAGAGGCGACTCTCCCATGATGCAAACGAATAACAGGTAAATATATAAAAGGATATACAATATGGCAACATCATCATTAAGTAAGTTTACGGTACCCTTAGCAAATAACCAATCAGCTAATAGCCAAGGTCTGCTAATGCCAAAACTAAAGTTCCGCTTTCGCGTGACTTTTGAGAATTTTGGAGTAAGTCAACCAACAACTGAATTAACAAAACAAGTTATGGACTTTAAACGTCCACAACTAAGTTTTGAACAAATTGAAATCCCAATCTACAACAGTAAAGTTTACCTAGCTGGTAAACCAACTTGGGAAAATGTTACTTGCACGTTACGTGATGATGCAGGCGGCGAAGTTGCTAAACGTGTTGGCGAACAGATGCAAAAACAATTTGACTTTATGGAACAATCATCAGCATCAAGCGGTATTGACTATAAATTCCTTACACGCTTTGAAGTACTAGATGGCGGCAATGGCGCTAATACTCCTACAGTTTTAGAAACATGGGAATTATATGGTTGCTATCTAAGCCAAGCTGATTACTCAGATGCTAACTATAACACAAATGATCCAATGACTATAGCACTAACTATTCGTTATGACAATGCGATCCAAACTCCAATTGGCACAGGCATTGGCTCAACAGTAGCTAGAACATTAGGCACTGTAGTTACTGGTTAATCCAGACGAAACTCCTCAAAGCCCGGTTAAAATCCGGGCTTTTTTATCTCGATAAATAATATAAAGACAGAAGGTTCTTATGGCAGGATTTTTTAATCAGTTCTTAAAACAATTAGGCACCGGCGACGAGATAAAAGATTATCAACACGCTGCTCGTACCTTTGTTGACGGCTTATATAGACTAAGTCCTAAAATGCAGTCGATGTTCCATGTGTTCATCGAACTTAATCCCGCGGTAGCAAAAGTAGATCCACAGAATCCCAACAATCAATATGAAATAGGACTAATGGCCAAAACTGCGCAACTACCAAAATTTACTGTTCAAAATAAAACACTTAATGCCTATAATAGAAAAAATGTAGTACAAGAAAGAATACAATATGATCCTCTGACATTGACATTTCATGACGACAGCGCCAATGTAATAAGAAACTTTTGGCAAGGATATTATTCTTATTATTATAGAGATAGCGATCATTCAAAACCTTTGTACAATCAAGAATACAAATATAAACCAAGACAAGAACAAAATTGGGGATTTAGTCCAAAATTTACAGGCTCTGGCACTCCTAACTATATTAATGCTATCAGAATCTATAGTTTACATCAAAAATCATTCAGTAGTTATATACTATTTCGTCCGACGATAACAGCATTTCAACACGGCCAACACGAACAAGGTAACTATACTCCATTGGATCATACTATGACTATTGCTTACGAAGCAGTACAATATGAGTACGGTCCTGTTAGTCGCGGAACGGTTATGGGTTTTAATATCATGCACTATGATAATACTCCGAGCCCATTAACTAGTTTAGGCGGTGGCACAACCAGCATATTGGGTCCAGGCGGTCTGGTTGAAGGAACGGGCGATGCTGTTACTAATTTAGAAAATGGTAATTATGGAGCAGCGGTATTGGGATCACTACGTACATTTAATAATTTTAAAAATACTAATTTATCTACAGTAGCTGGTGCTGAATTAAGTCAGACAGCTATGAATATTTTACGTGGACAAAATACACAGAGCACAGTATTTGTCCCAACAGCATCTAGTGTACAAGATGGTATAAGCAAGGCTGTACACAGTATACCTGGATTAATTGGTAGCACTCCAAAGAGCGGTATTCCAAATATGAATACACAAAGCAATCAAGTTCCTCCTGCTGATGTAGGCACAATTTTCTTATAGGAATTATATGGTCACTTACGGAAATTTACCGCCTATAACAGATGTCAATGGTACTACAGATTTTTTTGACAATTATTTTAAACAAACCGGTACTGTTAGCGAAAATGTCAATGACGCTATTATTGGATATTTTCAATCTATTACAGGCGACAAAGATGCTGGAATAACATTAGCGGCTGCAGTACTATCCACAGCACAAACTCAAGCAGTTAATCCAATGGAATTGATTGACGAATTTCGCAGACTCAATCCCGGCGAATTAAATGCCTATCTAACCATGTTCCTCAATATTAATCGAGTAGGCACTAGCCTGTTAGGATTAAGCAACAGTCCACAAACTAACAAATATATCAAAAGAGCAGTGCTACCTTAATCATGGGCAAGTACGCAAGCGGCAAATATCAAGTTAAGAACCCTGAGAAATACATGGGTAAACGCAGTCCTACTTATCGTAGCAGTTGGGAATTTACATTCTGCGCATTCTGCGATAACAATCCAGCAGTGTTAAATTGGACCAGTGAAAGTATCAGCATTCCTTACTTTAACCCAGTAAGCGGCAAGCAAACAGTATACGTTCCAGATTTCCTAGTAGTTTACGTAGATGCCAATCAACGCAAACATACAGAACTAGTAGAAATCAAACCCAGCAAAGAAACTACCATGGAATCAGCTCGTAGCTATCGTGACAAACTAAGTGTGGCAATCAACATGGCCAAATGGGCAGCAGCAGATGCCTGGGCCCGAGCTAACGGAATGCGTTTCCGTGTAGTAACCGAGTTTGATATCTTCAAAAATCAGAAGCGGTAAATACTTCTATTATGACACAGAAACTAGAAGAACTATTCAACTTACCACCTGCTGAAGAAACAACAGCAGAATCAGCCAAAACAACCATTGAAGAAAATCGTGCTATCA